GTTCTACGTCGTTCTCGTATTTCGACACGACGATTACGGACGGATACGGCGCACTCCGAATCCAGCCGACCGCACCGGGACTGATCGGCGCGAGCCTTAACCGACTGGTTCCGGTGACACCGGGCACCACGTACAAGGTTGCTGCGGTGATGTACCGGCAGAACACCGACACGAACCAGACGATTACCAGCGCAAGCCGCACGCGTGTCGACTGGTATGACGGTTCCGGCGCGCTGATGGCGACCGATAACCCTGATCAGTTCTATTAGATGGATTCTAGCATTGCTTTTGCCGCTCAGTCCATCAGCGAGACGCGTACGGCCCCCGAGGGTGCTGCGTTCGCGCGTGTTGGTGTGGAGCTGGACAGCACGAGTCCGCTCATCAACTATTGGTACGTTGATAACGTCGTACTCGCTCCGGCCGATCCGGAATACACGTTGGTGACGGACAACGACTCGGGACGGGTAACCCTTACGGTTAACTCCTCTCCCCCGGCGTCTTACAACGCTGCCAAGGTGACTATCCGGCGCATTGACGAGAATGGCGATTCCAGTGCGCTGCGCGGGTACGGGTACACGTACGATCTCGCGCCTTACTCGGTCTCGCCGATCCTGGTAGAAGACTATGAGGCCCCGCTAGGTACGCGTGTGTGGTACGCGGTCGAGTGGTTCAAGGCGGACAACTCCAAGACGGGTTACCGGCTTTACACGCAGGCTGTTGACTCGCCGACGCTCCCCAACCCTGACTATGTGTGGTTCAAGTCTCCGGGCCTACCGGCGCTTAACACTACGGTCATGGTCGAGGCCCCGATTAAGTGGGCTCGCGAGGCTCGTACAGCGGCGTACGCGGTCGTGGGGCGACGTAACCCCGTAGTGGTGACGGACACTCGTCCGGGACGCACGGCAACGCTTACGCTGCTCGTGTGGGATACGGAATCGACGGAAACCTTTACCTGTCTATCGGACAGGTGGAAGTCGAGTCGGTTACGAACGCCGCGAATATCCCTGGGTGGCGCTGGACGCTAAGCGTCACCGAGATTGATCGTCCTGAGGGTGGTCTACAGGGTTCGTCGGCCGGTACTTGGCAGGATGTTAACGACACGTTCGCTACGTGGAACGACGTGCTCACCGACAAGGACCGTTGGGCTGACGTTCTCACGAATCCGAGCACCACCTAGGAACGTTCCTAGGTGATTAAGGAGTACCCCTGTGCTTTCGGTGTCCTCAAAGTGGGCACGGGCACTGACGGCAAGCCACGGTCTATCGACAAAGGTGAATGTCCTATACAACGGCGCTATCGTCGCGCAGGACATTCCCTTTGTCGATGGCACGGTTAAGGTGGACCGAGGCAGTGAAACCCGCCGCTCGCTGTCCCTCACCATCGCCGAACCGTCCAAGTTCCCGACGACCGAAACGGCCACCTATGGCGTGTACGGTCAACAAATCTACGTAGAGCGCGGTATCCGGTATCTTGACGGGTCTACGGAACGCGTGCCGCTAGGTACGTTCGTGATTACCAAGGTGAGCGGCAATATCCACACGGGCCCGCTCACCATTGAGGCCGCAGGACGTGAGATCCTGCTAAAGCGTGCACTGTTCGACGCCGCAACGAGCACCAAGGGCTATATCAGCGCTGCGTCGTTCATCCGTACGCAGATTCAGAACACGGTGTCCGGTGCCGATTTTGTCGACCGCTCTACGGCGGGGGCTGGAAGCATTGCCACCAAGACTTGGGACGCGGGTACCGACGTGTGGTCGGCTCTGTCCGAGGTGGCTACAAGCATCGGTGCAGAGCTGTTCTGCGACGCGTACGGCACTTACACGATGGTGGATATCCCCCAGGTGGCGAACGTCCCTGTAACGGCCGTGTGGGACGTTTCAGCGGGCGAGAGTGGCGTCATGGTCTCGGCCGATGTTGCCCTATCCGCCGACGACGTTTACAACAAGGTCACGGTTACCGGCGAGAACGCCGAGGACAACAAGCCTCCGGTAAGCGGTTCGGCGACCATCACGGCCGCTAACGACCCGTTGCGCTATGGCGGGCCGTTCGGCAAGGTGACGTTCCGCTACTCGTCCTCGCTGGTTACAAACGCGTCGCAGGCCGTACAGACGGCAACGGCACTACTCGCTAAGAAGCGGCAGGCGAACCGGTCTGTAACGCTCGAAGCGATCCCGAACCCTGCCCTAGATGCGGGCGACTGGATTCGGGTGAACTACGGTCCGGCGATGCTGCCGGAACTCCACCTAGTGAACTCTTTCGAGATTCCGCTATCGGTCTCGGGTGGCTCTTGCACCATCGACACCGTAGGCGGCCACGACGACGACCAGGGGGCTACCTAGTGGCAGGGATTGACCGGCTTCTAGATGCCGCTGTGTTGGCAGTCAAGAACAGCGGGCTACTAGAGTCAATGGCGCGTATGGGTACCGTGTCGGCTGTCAACTCCAACGGCACGATAGACGTTACGCGGAACGGTGACACGTTCGCGAGCGTGCGGGTGTTGAGCGGCTATCTGAAGCCTGCCGTAAATGACACCGTTCTCATGATCAAGGGCCGAGGCGGTTGGTTCTGTGTCGGCAAGTTCCGCACAGACAGCGCGCCGATTATCCAGCGCGGTTCGGCCACTACGCCCGCTACTGGCGACACGTCCGGCACGTGGACGGCGGTAAGCGTCACGTTCGCTGTTCCGTTTTCGAGTACACCGACGGTTGTTGCCACCCCCATTTCTGGCGTGGGGTCGGGTTCCACAGAGCTGAACTGGTCGGTTGACAACGTGACTGCAACGGGATTCGACATGCGCTGTCGCCGAAACACGAACAGCGTGACTACGTTTGGATGGATTGCGACCAACATATGAAGACGACTGACTATGTGTACACGCTGCGGACGGAAACCGTTGAGGACCCGGTAACTATGGCGGTCGCATTTATCGGGGGCGATCTGACGGGATTCCCTATTACGGAAGCCGAGATTGCCTCGCTGATTCTTGACGCGCTTTCCGCACGGGAGGGGATGACCGTTACGGCCATCCGTGAATTCAAGGGCTCCGAGCCTTTTGAGGGGGTAACCGATGCCGCTAACTGACTCGTACGGTCAGAACGTCCAGTATCCTACGCTGACCGATAAGCCGAACGCGCAGAGCCTTTCCGAGGGCCTTGTAACCGGTATCGTTCCAAAGGTAGTAATGCAGTTCGCATCCGCCACTGTACGCGGCGCAACCATCACTAAGCCCGTAGCCGGAATGGTTACTTGGCTCAAGGACGTGAAGCGTCTTGAGGTGTACGACGGTTCCGGGTCGAACGTCCTCAACTTCAATCAGCTACCGGTAGAAGCGCGCCCATCTTCCCTGCGAACGCTGGTTGTCCCGTGTTCTGACGTCAACTCCGCGCGAATCACGCTGAAGATGGATGTCACTACGGACGGTTGGTTGAAGCTAGTTGGTATCCAGTCGGACACTAACCCGCCGTGGGTCGGATTTAACGGCGTGTTCTGCTCGCTGTAAGCACACATACTTACGGCCCGCTCGGAATGGGCACACCGGGCGGGCCGTTCCATGCCCTCACCTAGGAACGTTCCTAGGTGCTCAGGAGGTTTTCGCATGTCCCTAGTAGACAAGATCAAGGCTGTTGCCAAGGGCGAGGTAGGCACGCATGAGGGCCGCTCGGGTGGCCACTGGAACAACGATCAGAAGTATTCCAAGGAGGTTCCGGGCCTAGCGTGGTCCAACTGGCAGGCTTGGTGCGCAACGTTCGTGTCTTGGGTGGCCTACAAGGCCGGTGCCGAGACTCTGTACCCGCGTACGGCTTCCTGCGCTGTCGGCGTGGCGTGGTTCAAGAACCAGGGGCGATTCAGCGAGTATCCCGCTGTTGGTGCGCAGGTTTTCTACGGCCCCGGTGGTGGCTCGCACACCGGTCTAGTCATGGACTATGACGACGACTGGATTTACACGGTAGAGGGAAACACTAACGATTCCGGTTCGGCCGAGGGCGACGGCGTTTACACAAAGAAGCGTGCGCGTCGTTCCGATTGGGTGTACGGCTATGGATACCCCAAGTTCCCCGAGGGCATCAAGTCGGCAGATCCTAAGTACAAGGCCGAGGCTCCCAAGCCTGCGCCTAAGCCGGTAGTCGACCTGTCCAACGTTGTTGAGGCTGCGCGTAAGGACCCATCGGCAGCGCAGGGACACACCACGCACGCCGCTGATGTGAAGCGCGTAGAGGCGGCACTAAAGGCCGAGGGTCTGCTACCCGTCAAGTACGCCGCTGATGGCTCGTTCGGTACGACCACGATTGAGGCGTACCGCAAGTGGCAGCAGAAGCTAGGTTACTCGGGCAAGGACGCAGACGGTATTCCCGGCATGTCCTCGCTCAAGAAGCTAGGCGACAAGCACGGGTTTACCGTCAAGGCGTAAGGCAGCAAGTTGGACGAACACGGCGCATTTGTGTCGGCACGCGAAATCTACGACGAACTACGGCGTCTGAGTGACGTTGTAGTTCGTCTAGATGAGCGTCTAGCGCACGACGACACGTCACAGAAGGTAGAAGACCTAGAGGGCCGCGTTACCGCGCTAGAACAGCGTGTATGGCGTGCCTCGGGCATTGCAGCAGCACTCGGCGGCATGGTCGGCGTTGCTGTTCCATTCCTCACCAAGTAAGGGGCCCCTATGGGTGAACACAGCGCGCCGAGTCCAAACAAGTTCATGACTGCTGTCGGTTGGGCCATGGAACACAAGGCAAAGATCCTGTCCGTTGCGGTTGTGGTCCTCCCGCTGGTATCCCGCTACGTGCCGGACTTTCCGAGTGACGCGATTCTCTCGGCTGTTCGGGTGTTCCTGGGTACTTAACATGCTCGCTCTCTGCGAGGCATGAGAGACATTGCACTGATTGGCCGGGCGCGCAGCGGTAAAGACACGGTTGGCGCTCGGCTGGTCGAACGGTTCGGGTACACGCGGCTTGCGTTCGCCGACCCGCTTAAGGAAATGGCGCTGGAAATCAACCCGTGGATTCCTACGGGGTACGGCGTGGTTGTCCGGCTGCACAGGTTGATTGCCGATGTGGGTTGGGACTACGCCAAGGAGAATTACCCCGAGGTTCGCCGCATTCTCCAGCACACCGGGCAGAGCATTCGCCATCGGACACCGGACTATTGGGTTCGTGCGCTGCTCGATACGGCGTACAAGGTCCCGAGCGGACCTATCGTTGTCACAGATGTGCGCTACAAGAATGAGGCTCACGCACTCCAGCGGCACGGCTTCCGACTCGTCCGGCTCGTCCGGCCCGGTACCGAGGAGATGACACACACCAGTGAGACGGAGCTAGAGGAGATCGACACTCCCCTACGGATCGTGAACAGCGGCACCCTTGAGGATCTGCGCGCACACGCGGATACTCTCCCGTTCTGAGCTAGGCCCCCATAGTGAGGTAACCCCTCGCTGTGGGGGCCTTTTCGCGTTCGCACCTAGGAACGTTCCTAGGTGCTTCCCGACTTGACAGGGCTGATAGGCTTCCCCTATGGGAAGACCTAAAGACAGCATTTGCCCCGAGTGCAACAATCCGGGCACGCTGAACACGCATCCAGACTGCAAGCGCACTCGGAAGGCACGCCGACAACGCGAGTGGAATGCAAGCAAGCGTGCATCCGGTATCACGTCATCGGAAGCCATGCGCCCAACGCAGGCAAAGGCTCTCGGCGTCACGGTGGCCACGCTCGTCTCGCTGATGGCTGCGCCGTGCGACGTATGCGGCGAGGTGGCACCGGAAAACCGCAAGTCGAACAGCGCGTATGCACGTAAGGACACCGGCGCTGTGGTCGGCACCGTGTGTCAGCGTTGCGCGTCCGCCCTCGGGTTCTTCGGGCATGACGTAGAGCGTCTGCGTGCAGCCCTCGCGCTGGTGACCAGCGAAAAGGACTACCGACACACCACCTCGGAACGTTCCTAGGTGAGGCGAGTTGACACGCTCCCCCAGCACCGCTAATGTTCTCGTTGTGAGGCCGACAGGGGGTCGGCCCGAAGGATGAGAGGCAAGTCAATGCCCGGTAAGATCAAGGTTCAGGACGTTCTCGCGGCGGGTCAGAAGGTTGGTCTGATCGGTACTGGCAAGACGCCTCACGTGCTCCGCGCTGACACCCCCACCTCTGCCGCGCTGTGCAACGGCAAGGCCGCTAGCAAGGCTGACAACCTCGCCGGTGAGCTGACCATCTGCGCCAACTGCGCTAAGGTTTACAACCCGAACGCCACCCAGAAGGAGACTGAGACTGTGACCGAGACCACCAACACCGAGGCCCCGCAGGTGGACGAGACCGAAGCGGCCAAGGCGGATATCAACAACCTGATCGCGCAGCTTGAGAAGCTGACCAAGGCGGACAAGGACAAGATCATTGCCCTTGAAGCGCAGGGCACGGCGGAGCTGCTGCGCATCAAGTCGGCGAACAAGCG